AGATGATTAAAAAACTACCGCAGGTGATTGTGCCGGATACTGTTTACAAAGACGCGGAAAGGTATCGCTGGTTAAAAAGGAATACAGGAGAGCAGCCCACGCCAAACAGTAACCGCGGTGAGTACTCTGAAAATAAGTGTATGCACGCTTTCCCTATGTTGATTTCATGGGCTGATTTCTGCGGGCAAATATCTCTTGATTTTGCCATTGATACTAAGATCGAGCGTGAAGCCCTTCTATCCACGCAGGACACAAACAATGATTAAAAAGATAATCCTGCTAATAGCGCTGACACTGCCACTAACCGCTCATGCGGCTAGCGAGTATGAGGGGATATGGAAAACGCCCGATGGCGTATATCTATCCATCCATCAGGCAGCCAACGAGATAGTGTTAGTGCTCTTAAACACTGACAGATGGGAGGCGATGACTGGCTACGTTGTAGGCCCGCAAGCGGTGGTTAATACGGTCTACGGAGGCGGGCACGTCCAGTTTCTTTTATACCCGACGACCGATGGCGGATTAAAAATAAAACAGGTTATGTGCGCGGTTTTAGCGCATGGGTACGTCTGTCCTGCACTGGACGGCGTTGTTATTAAAAAGATATTTTGAGGCTTGGATGATGGATATTGAAGAGTGGATTGAGGCGTACGAAGATTGCGTCCTTGTTAATCGACAAGGCGGCGACGACCCGACATTTGTGCTATATGCCAGCGACCTACGCGACCTACTAAAAAACCACGTGATTGTAGAAAGGTCTAAATTGGAGGAGCTTGAAGGAGTTGCTATAAAGGCAGCGGCCTATCTATCACAAGCCGCTGAAGATGTTTGCGATTGGGGCGCTTATGCTAGTGAGTATTTTCAGGACAAGCACGGACTTAGGGACGATATAAAACTTTATGAGCAGCGCGCAGAAGAATTCGAAGCCATGCTCCAAGCCAATGAGGAATCAAAATGAAATACTTAGTCAAGACAACGAACAGGGCAGCACTTGAAGCTACTACAGGGATTGAGAAAGTAGGCAAAGCAACTGCTCTACCAGAATTCCTGCTAGTGACGAGCGTTCTTTCAGCAAGCAGTATTCGCAAGATCGAAGGTGTCACGATGGTCGAGGAGGACGGTCAGGCTACAGTCGAGGACATGCCCATAGGCCAGCAGGTTAATCAAGCGGCACCGCCTCAATGGGCGCTAGGCTGGATAAGCAATAGCGGGGAATACTGGTAACTCGTGGCAAATGCTAGCTTGTGTTGACAGGCTTGTTGAGCTTGGCGAGATACGAGAACTAACAAAAGATACGGCAGGGCAGTTTCGCGTATTTGTGGAATAGTCCGCCACAGGAGCAACAAATTGAAAGTCACCGCGTTCCCACTGTATAAGCTAAAAGATATACCCGAGGCGCTGCGCACAGTGGCGAACAAGATCGAGTATGATGGGCTTAGTGCTACACGCTGCGTGCTCATCATAGAGGGGGAGGATGCCCTCAGTTACAGGGCTTTTGGACAAGAGCCTTTCTCAGTAGCCCACGCGGTGGGACTGTGTACTATAATGGCACGGCGCATAGCCGACGGAGATAGCGATGAGTAAACCCCAATGCTATGGGCGCTTCCAATACGGCCCCCTTGCTGCAGAGCGCGACTGTTTTGAATGTGCGTTTATAAATTCATGTACCAAAAAAGCAACAGAGGCGAAGATGGCAATAGGCACAACAGAGAACACAGCAGTACACATCCCCGAGGTTGTAATGCACCCGCTATACCCCGTCTTTAGAGCTGCCATAGAGCAAGCGATGTATGGCAAGGGGGAGCGGCATGGTGGAGCAGTGACGCCGTTCCTAGAGCAGCCGTGGACCCACTATGCCAAGATGCACGGGCGGGGTTTCCTAACGGGGCAAGCAGCGAAGAAGTTAGAGGAGGCGGCAAGCCTGCGCACCGGGGAAGCGTTTAAACAGGAAATGCTCGGGGCGATCGTGTATGCTGCAATGGCAATACTGCAAGAAACCAACCCACCCCAAGACTAGGAGTTAGAACCCTATGAACGACGCAATCGAAAGTGCAATAAAAAAGTTAGCTACGGCTGCAGAAGACGCGCACGACTCTGCAGATGCAATGCGGTTTGCCCAAGCTGCGCTTAGCTTAGCGCATGTAAGGGAGTCTATTAACCACCGCAGTCGCACTACGCAGTAACCCCCGCAGGGCAACGGTAGAAGTCCTTTAAGGATTGGGAGTAACCCGGTCGAAGAGGCCAACAATTAAGCTAGACATTGTCCACTACCTACGATAAGCTGATTCTCCGGTGATATAAACCAAGGAGACAGCATGCAGCTAATAACGATAGACTTTGAAACGTACTACTCTAAAACTTACTCCCTTAGTAAGCGCGAGGTAACCACAGAACAGTACATCCGGGACAAGCAGTTTGAGACCATCGGCGTCTCAGTCCAAGTGGGTGCGGGTTCCCCGCAGTGGTTCTCTGGCACTAAAGCGGCCACCAAGAAATTCCTCGACCAATTCAACTGGGCTGACGCCGCAGTAGTAGCCCACAATGCTATGTTCGACATGGCGATTCTCTCTTGGCACTACGACATACACCCCAAGAAAATTATCGACACCCTCAGCATGGCACGTGCACTCCACCTGCAAAATGAAGTGGGGGGCAGTCTCGCTGCACTCGCGGAGCACTTCGGCCTAGGCAAGAAAGGCACCGAGGTAATTGCCGCCATGGGCATGCGTCGGCTCGACTTCACCCCCGAAGAACTCGCTGCGTACGGCGGATACTGTGATAACGACGTAACCCTCGCCTACAAACTATTTAAGATTCTCGCCAAGGGCTTCCCCATGCTAGAGCTGGACTTAATAGACCTCACTATAAAGATGTTCTCGGAGCCAAAAATAATCGTAGACACCGAGCTACTGGTTAAGCACTTGGCCAATGTGAAGCACAAGAAAGAACGCCTACTATCCCAAGCGCTCGTCACCAAAGAAGATTTAATGAGCAACGAGAAGTTCGCCAACCTGCTCATAATGTGCAACGTGGTACCCCCTACAAAAATCAGCCCTACGACTAAACTAGAAACCCACGCCTTCGCCAAGACTGACGAGGGGCTTAAGGCGTTGCTAGAGCATGAGAACCCCCTAGTGCAAACCTTAGTGGCTGCAAGACTCGGTGTTAAGTCCACGCTGGAAGAAACCCGCACGCAGCGCTTCATAGACATAGGTAACCGAGGTGCCCTGCCGGTGCCATTAAAGTACTACGCGGCACATACGGGTCGGTGGGGGGGAACCGATCTTTTAAATCTTCAAAATGTTCCACGCGGCTCCGTATTGAAGAAGGCAATGAAAGCGCCTATAGGCACAGTGTTTTTAGACTGCGACCTTTCGCAAATCGAATGTCGTACGCTTGCATGGTGGGCGGGGCAGGATGATCTAGTGGCGGCGTTTGATCGCGGGGACGACGTGTATAAAATCATGGCCTCCCGCATATACGGCATACCTGAATCAGAGGTAGATAAAGGCGCAAGATTTGTAGGAAAATCGACAATTCTGGGCGCCGGATACGGCATGGGTGCCAAGCGGTTTATGATTCAGCTTGCTGGTTTTGGCGTAGTCTTAGCGCTAGAGGAGTGCCAGCGTATTATCGACGTGTACCGCAGCACCTACCCGCGTATCCCCGAGCTTTGGAAGCAAGCGCAGCGCGCACTGATCGCAATGATGCACGACAACACGGCCCCACTGGGTCTGGATGGCATAGTGGTAGTAGAGGGTAGCAACGGCATCCGCCTGCCCAACGGCCTGTATGCTAAGTATCCGGGGCTGCGCATCGAAATTAACCAAGACGACGGTGACAAAGAAATCGTGTATGACAGTTACAAAGGTAAGACGAAGGTTGCCACCAAACTATATGGGGCAAAGTTAATTGAAAACCTCTGCCAGAGCCTTGCACGTATTATAGTAGGTGAACAAATAGTGAGGGTATCCAAGAAGTACCCAGTCGTTATGACGGTGCACGACGCCATAGGGAGTTTAGTCCCTGAGAACGAGGCGGCTACTGGGCTAGAGTTCGTGGAGATGTGCATGCGTATGCGCCCCGCGTGGGCCCCGGACCTACCCTTAAACTGTGAAGGCGGCACTGGCGCATCCTACGGGGAGTGTGCGTAATCGTATCTATATGGCTAAGGGGAGAGAGGCCATTAAATATATCCTCCTCTGTGTGTGGCGGGGTCTTTTTTGGCGCTACTCCGATTGTGCCTTTGTTTCCGCTTCGTGCGCTCACCGGAGAAACCACGCTACGGTTAGCCCCCCGTTCGACGGCGGGGGCACCCAAATTCCAAGGAGAACAACAAGATGAATACCGATAAGCACTATGCAGATTTACTCGTACCAAAGAAGCCTAGAGTCACCAGCGCAGACGTAGAGACAAAAATACAACGCTTCATCAATAGTGGAGGGAAAATAGACGTAATCCCAACAGGCGTGTCGGGTGTAGGCGATCGCAATAACCTAGAGCTGTACGACTCAGCCCGTAAGAAAGCGCTTGCAAGTCGTATGGAGGCAAAATGACAGCGTGGTCCTACAGCAGCATCAAGACCTTCGACCAGTGCCCGAAGAAGTACTACCACCTTAAGGTGGCTAAAGACGTACGTGACGAGGGCAGCACCGCCACAGTATATGGTACTGAGGTTCACACCGCTGCGGAGGAGTTCATACGCGATGGCACTCCCGTGCCGAATAAGTTTAGCTTCATGGTCCCTGCACTGGAGGTGCTAAACCGCATACCCGGAAAGAAATACTGCGAGGTAAAGCTCGGGGTTGCCTACGATGGTGAGCAGTATACTGCTACAGACTTCTTCGGCGCTGATGTGTGGTGGAGAGGTGTAGCCGACCTCGTTATAATCAATGGCCCCACTGCGTTTAGTGTGGACTACAAGACCAGCAAGAACGCCAAGTACGCAGACACTAAGCAGCTTGACCTAGTAGCGGGGGGCATCTTTACGAAGTACCCAGAAGTGCAGAAAATAAAATCCGCGTTGGCGTTTGTAGTAAGCGGAGATGTAGTAAGCAAGGTGCATACTCGAGACTTGAAAGACTCATACATGGCGACGTTTGCGCCAGAGCTTGACCGTTTGGAAGTAGCAGAGAAGACTAATGTTTGGAACCCTGTGTCAGGCCCACTGTGTGCATACTGCCCGGTGACTTCCTGTGCACACAACAGGAGAAGATGATGCCCTACGTAAACAAACCTCGCCCGTACAAGAAAGAGTATGAACAGTACCAAGGCACTGAGGAGCAGAAGAAGAACCGTGCAGCCCGCAACGCTGCACGCGCTAAGATGGTGAAAGCTGGACGTGCTAAGAAAGGCGACGGTAAGGATGTTGACCACACCAAGGCCCTCTCTAAAGGAGGTACTAACGACACTAGCAACTTGAAGGTGAAGTCTAAATCGGCTAACCGTAGCTTTGCACGCAACAGTGATGGCAGTATGAAAGGGGGCAAGAAGTAGCAATGCGCATTGTAGATAATAAAGCACTCGTAGTTAAAACGAGGCGACCACACATCATCGTCGAGAACATCACTAAATCTGCCGTAGTAGGCAAGACGAACGACGTATTCGAGGTGGCTGTGCACTGGGGGATAGATGAGGCGCAGAAACTTACTGCACTTAACATTGGTGGGGTACCTTCACCGATTGGCAAAGACTACAAGTGGACAGGGAAGTTCACTCCGTTTGACCACCAGCGTGAGACCTCCTCCTTCTTGTCCTTACGTAAACGAGCGTTCTGTTTCTCTGAGGCAGGTACTGGTAAGACGGCTAGTGTCATCTGGGCGGCCGATTACCTTATGCAGCAGAAACAGGTGAAACGGATTCTGGTGGTGTGCCCCCTTTCCATTATGAAAGCCGCGTGGCAACAAGACCTATTCAAGTTTGCAATGCACCGCAGCTGTGTAGTGGCCCACGGTACTGCTGAGTCCCGCAAGAAAGCGATCGCCACCGGCGCTGAGTTTGTAATCATAAACTTCGATGGCGTGGGTGTAGTCGAGAAAGAAATTATTGAAGCTAAGTTTGATATGATTGTCATAGACGAATGCTTTGTGGCGGGCACACTGGTGGATACCCCGAAAGGCCCTGTGGGGATTGAAACTTTATGCGTAGGTGACGAAGTGTTGACATCTAATGGAGTAGCACCTATAAGAAGGGTTACAAACAAACCTGCAACTCACCTAGTGCGTATACGGACTTCTGATGGAAAAGATATTACCTGCACCCCCGAGCACCCCTTCTTCACGGATGCAGGGTGGGTTACTGCCGAACATACTGAGGGTAGAAGACTTGTATCTTTGGTTGACCTGTGCAATATGCGAGACCCCCTACCACATACACGTCTCCAAATACCAATGGCACCGCAAGAAGGGTTCCCAAACGGGGCTTGCCTGCTCACGATCTTGCGCTCGGAAGAGGTACCACTTGCTAAATCCGGGGGCCAGCTACTTCAACCGTATCCCGAAAGAACAGCGGGGGGTTTCCCATGCACCGAAGTCCCCAGAGGCGCGCGCAAAAATATCCCAGACGCTAAAAGCGAAAGGCCCTCGCCCCTCTATACGCGGGGGCAACGGGACTGGAGTTACCCCGATGGAAGCATTAGTGCAAGAATGCTTAGGTCCACAATGGGTATGGAACTACGCAGTGTCATTGGGGAGCAGGCAGGTAGGCTATCCTACGAATTACAAACTGGACTTCGCATGGCCCTCCAAGAAGATAGGGTTAGAAGTGGATGGGGGGAGCCACAGTGCGAGGAGCCGACAGGCCCAAGACCGGAAAAAAGAAGCGAGACTAGCGGAGTTTGGGTGGTCAGTGTTTCGCGTGTCGAATGTGAACGTCCAGTCCCTGTATACAACCTCGAAGTTGAAGGCACACCTAACTACTTTGTTGGGGGTGGCGCCCTAGTACACAACTGCAATGCTTACAAGAACGCCTCCACTAACCGCTGGAAAATTATGGCTCGTATTGCCTACGGGGTTGAGTGGCTATGGTTAATGACGGGCACCCCTGCGGCACAGTCCCCGGTAGACGCCTACGGCCTAGCAAAGTTGGCTGTGCCCCACATGGTCTCCCCTTACATAGGGCAGTTCAGGGATAAGGTGCTATACAAAGTTTCCCAATTTGTATGGAAGCCCAAGTTCAATGCAGACAAAATAGTGCACGCCGTACTGCAGCCTGCGATACGCTTCGAGAAGAAGAACTGCCTCGACCTGCCACTAGTGACGCACGTAGACAGGGAAGCCCCGCTTACCCCGCAGCAAATGAAGTTCTACAAAATACTCAAGAGCAAGATGATGATTGAGGCAGCGGGGGAATCTGTTACCTCAGTTAACGCAGCGGTAAACTTGAACAAGCTCATGCAGGTTGCCTGTGGGTCGGTATACTCCGACGATGGGGACGTGGTGGAGTTTGACGTAAGCAACCGCTTGAACGCGGTGCTCGAAGTAGTTGAAGAGGCTTCCAACAAAGTGCTTATCTTCGTACCCTTCACGCACACTATCCACCGATTAAAAGAGTTCCTAGCCAAGCACAAGATCACCTCTGAGATTATCGACGGCAGCGTGTCGCTAAACACCCGTAGTCAGCACATAGCAGACTTCCAAAACAAGCCCGACCCCAAGGTGCTTATCATCCAGCCACAAGCTGCCTCCCATGGGCTTACACTTACTGCAGCAGATACAATCATCTGGTACGCGCCCACACCAAGTGTGGAGACTTACCTGCAAGCAAACGCGCGTATCGACCGCCCCGGCCAGCATAACCCCATGACCATCGTGCATATCCACGGCAGCGACATAGAGGAGCACCTCTACAAGATGCTGCGCAGCAATATCGACAACCACAATAAAATAGTTGATCTATACCGCGAAGTAATGAAAAGTACCCCTTGACATTGTCTAGTAGACAGCTATACTGACCCTCCATACACAAAGAAACACCCATCTGAGGCGTGCCTCAGTTGAACCAAGGAGATACACCGTGAACACTGAAAAACTAGTGGCTGCGTATATAAATCTACGTGACGCCATAAGCGACCACGACGCAGAGATAAAGGCCCTCAAAGAAAAGCAACAGCTCATTGCTGACGAACTCCTTGGCCTATGTGCTGAGGAAAACGCTGACAGCATCCGTACCCCGGCGGGCACAGTTTCACGCCGACTCAACTCCACTTATTGGACGAGTGACTGGGAGGAGATGTACAAGTTCATCGAAAAGCACAACGCCCCCTTCTTACTAGAGAAGCGCATTTCCACGTCGAGCATGCGTGATTTCCTAGAGCAAAACCCCGACGAGTCCCCAGTGGGGCTGCAAGCCAAACGCAATTACATCATCAGCATCCGCAAACCAACTGCCAAGTAGGAGAATACTATGGGCACTAATGTAGGAATATTCACAGGCGGTACACAGGTTATAACCTCTGACCGTAGAAAAAGTAAACTGGCTGAATCTTTAGCCTCCTCCGGCATGACCGGGCGCCGCATCCAGACCAACACTAATGGTACCTTCAAGCGCCTTGTAAACGGGGAGCAGGTTGGGAACGCTATCCGCGGTGAGCTGAATGTCATTATTGTTGGGGCTCTGCCGCAAGTGTCCCGCATACTCTATAAGGCTGAGTATGACCCCGAGGCAGAGGCTACGTTGCCTAACTGCTGGTCGAATCTTGGCGACAAGCCAGAGCCCGGTGTTGCGCACCCAGAGCATACTAATTGTGCTGAGTGTCCGATGAATATCCCCGGCTCGGGTAAGCAGGGTAAGCGCGCATGCCGATACCAGCGTCGTATCTCTGTGCTCGTAGAGGGTGATAGTTCCGGTGAGGTGTACCAGTTCAACGTCCCGGCTAAATCGCTGTTCGGTAAAGGCACCGGCAATGTGCATCCCTTCGAGAGTTACATTAAGTTCTTGCTGGCCAACGGGGAATCCCCTGACAATGTCGTTACCCACACCGAGTACGACCTTAACGCCGAGACTATGGAGCTGCAGTTCTCTCCAGTGCGCAATACCACGGACGAGGAGTACGAGCTTGTAGTTGCTGCACAAGAGCGCCCTGAGACTGAGTTGTACACAAAGATTACTGTAGGGCATACGGATGGGGTAACTAAGAAAGCCCTTGATAAGCCCACAGAGAAGAAGCCAGTGGTACAGCGCTCTGACGAGCCTGACGACGAGCCCGCACCGGCCAAGAAAGCTGCTAAGCCACCTGTGGACGACACGGACGAGGAAGAGGCTCCAGAGCCAACCAAGCGCCCTAAGAAAGCCGCTGCGGAAGAAGCAACTGAAACTGATGACCTCGCTTCCGTTCTGGATGCGTGGGGGAGTGACGACTAATGAACTACGGCTACAGCACAAGTATTGTTTCCGCTAATAAGGCCGCCTCGGAGGAATCCCTCGGGGTACAGCTCGGGCGCGTCTGCATAGAGCATAAAGTGCCTGTGGCCGTGGTTTCTGACCGACTGTGTGTAAGTAGGCAGACGGTGTACAACTGGTTTACCGGAATATCTATGCCTAATCAAAGCACGGAACGTCGGGTACTCCAGTTTATAGCCCGGTACAAGTAACCCCCTGAAACAACAATAACCGAGGAAACTCGGGGGGCACTGCTCCCTCTAAAAACCATGGAAAACTTCGACCTCATATCATATGTACAACCGACGGATGGGTGGTTCGTCGTGATTGGGATTAAAGGTAAGAAAGGGGTTAGGCAGCATATAGGGGCCACCCGTGCCGAAGCCGACACCGCTATAGAAAGATTTACTTCCCAAGGACGGGATGCCTATTTCGCAGTGGCTAAGTTCAAGTCCAATGCAAACCGCACCAACGCAAACGCAGGCTCCCTGAAAGCGTTCTGGCTCGACATAGACTGTGGTGCTGATAAGGCCGTGGTTAACGAGAAGACAGGGGTACCTGCGGGTTACGCCACCCAGAGCCTAGGGTTACAGGCACTCAAGAGCTTCTGCCTCACAGCGGGGCTCCCTAAGCCTACCATCGTCAACTCTGGCCGTGGTCTGCATGTCTACTGGGTGCTAGATGAAGCTATAACCCCAGCCCAGTGGCAACCAGTGGCTGACAGGCTACGTGCAGTATGCGTGGCGCAGGCACTCTACGTAGACCCTGCGGTTTTTGAAACGGCGCGCGTCCTGCGTGTACCCGGCACACTGAACTACAAAGACACTCCACCTAAGCCAGTCTCCGTTATCACAGTAGCCCCAACACTGTCTCTTGCAGAATTCAAAGAGGTATTAGGCGGCCAAGGTATGGAGCCACTCCCTACCAAGCCAGTACGTGAGCTGACGGCATTGGGTAAGTCCCTGCTTGGCAACATAGACACTACGTTCAGTAAGATAATGCTGCGCAGCGCTAAGAAGCATGGGTGCCAACAACTCCTAGATTGCTACGTGAACCGAGATTCTCTGGCCGAACCACGGTGGTTCAACGCCCTGTCTATTGCCAAGTTCTGCGTGGACAAGACTGCAGCCATACACAAAATGTCTGCCGGCCACCCTGACTATAACCCACACGACGTTGAGCATAAGATACGGGGTATAAAAGGCCCTCATTCCTGTGCTGAGTTTGCTAAGGCTAATCCGGGTGGGTGTGACGGGTGCCCCCATAAGGGCAAGATAACGAGCCCCATAGTGCTAGGTAAGACACTGGCCAAAGCGGAGGAACCCCCCGTAGAGGAGGAGCTGTACGACGAGGAGATAGACTTATCGGTTAGCACTTCCACAGGCAAGCACATATACAAGATGCCGCCACCGCCACCTCCCTTTTTCCGCGGTAAGAACGGAGGTATCTATCTCGACTCTGGGGAGGAGGAAGCGGAACCCGTGCTGGTATACGAGCACGACCTATACGTTGTGAAGCTGATGCACGACCCGATAAAAGGCTACGTAGCGGTGCTGCGTGCGCACCTGCCTCAGGATGGGGTAATCGAGTTCGTTATGCCTACTACAACGGTGACTGAGGGCAGGGAGCTGCGCAGGGAGCTAGCAAGGAGTGGCGTGATCGCCTCAGACGCACGCTACAAACAAATAACCACGTACATCATCCTCTCTATACGAGAGTTGCAGATAGCATATAAGGCGGAACTCATGAGACTTCAATTTGGTTGGGCAGATAAAGACAGTAAGTTTATTGTGGGGGACAGGGAGATTACCAAGGACGGCATATACCACAGCCCCCCTTCTAGCACGACCAGCACTATGTCGGGGCACTTTAATACGTGCGGGGAGCTAGACCTATGGAAGGAAGTGTTTGCCCTCTATGGCCGCCCCGGTCTGGAGATACAAGCGTTTGCTGCTTTGTCGGGCTTCGGCGCCCCCCTACTCAAGTTCACTGGGCAAAAAGGGGCAGTGATAAACCTTATACATTCTGGCGCAGGCACAGGTAAAACTACTGCTCTGCGCATGGCTAATAGCATCTTTGGCCACCCGGAATACCTGCTAGGCAACCCCAACGACACCAAGGTGGGGCGCACGATAAAGCTCGGCATCTTGAACAATATCGTCAACACCATAGACGAGGTGACTAACATGGAGGCGAAGGAAGTCTCCGAGGCACTGTACGAGTTCTCCCAAGGGCGCGGCAAGGACAAAGCCAAGTCAGATGCCAACCAGCTACGCGAGAACAATACTACGTGGCGCACCATCACCGTGACCAGCTCCAATGCCTCATTGGTGGAAAAGCTAGGGGTGTTGAAGAGTTCCCCCGACGGTGAGCTCATGCGGCTACTGGAGTTCAAGGTCGGCTACACTGACGTGGGGGTTATCTCAACGGAGGAGGGCAAGGCCATGTTCGACCACCAGCTCATGCTTAACTTCGGGCTAGCCGGTGAGGTGTTTGCACAGTGGGTAATAGGCAACCTAGAGGAAGTAGTCCAGACCGTACTGCGCATCCAGAAGAAGATAGACACTGAGCTGCGTCTAACCCAGAGGGAGCGTAACTGGTCGGCAGTGATGGCAGCCAACATCACCGGGGGGCTAATAGCCAAGCGGCTGGGTCTTATTGACTGGGATATGAAGCGTATCCACAATATAGTAGCCCTAAGCATAGCGGAGATGCGCGACACGGTAACAGCCCCGGTGAGTGACGCCAGCGCGGTAGTAGGTGACTACATATACCGACACAACCGTAACATGCTGGTAGTGGATAACGGCGTGGACAAGCGCAGCAACATGCAGAAGTTCCCTATACTAGAGCCCTTCGGTGCCCTCCTCATGCGGTACGAGCCCGACACTAAGTTGCTATTCATTAAGTCCAAGGAGTTTAAGGACGACTGCGTTAAGAACCAAGTGAACTACCGGGATACAGTGAAGGCACTGACGGCTAGTGGCATGCTGATTGAGGTGGCGAACAAGCGCCTGAGTAAGGGTTCCAAGATAATAAGCACCGGGGTACACTCACTCGTGCTAGATGGCAGCAACCCGGACTTCATTGACATGGAGCCTATAATAGTAACTGCAGGAGGCCCGCTCGCTGATGCAGGTGGAGAATCTTAATTACGAGATTGACTGGGGCCAGTTCAAAAAAGGCTCGTCGTTCTTCATCCCATGCCTAGACCCCCAAGCCGCTCGCACCGAGATAGCCCCGGTGCTGAAGCGGCTTAAACTCAAGACGCACAGTAAAGAGTGCATAGAGCAGGGGGTCCGAGGCTTGCGGGTGTGGAGGGCCTAGCTCTCCGTGAAGTATTTCTCCATTAGCTCCTCAGACATCCCCTTAGTGAAGCGCACGCCGTGAACCATTTCTTTCTCCGCTTGTCTGCGGGCTCTGTACGAGCGGGTCAGGGTGTCCGGGCCGATCATGCCGGGGTAGCGCTTACGGAACTTCGCTATCTCCTCGCGGGTCTCTTTTAGCAACTCTCTGTCGCCGTGGGTACGTGCAAGGTCGTAGCGGTTCAGCAGGCGCGTGCGTCGGTCCATGACTTTCTTCTCGTAGCTCTTAGCAGCGGAGCGTCGGGCGTATATAGAGGACAGATCAGCAGGTGCAAAGCCAAAGGTCTGAGTGAACAAGTTCCACGCCGTAAAGTCTGTCTTGATCGGGTCACCCTTACTCGTGAGGGCCCCCTCTTGCATGAAGCGAGCTGACTTGGCCACGTTGCGCGCGAAGCTAGGCATCATGCGCTCTAACCCCTTGCTAACTTCCCCTTGCTCGAAGTCACGGAACGCTTGCTCCAAACCTAGAGCGTAGCTCCCCACAGGGCCTAAAGTAGCCATGGCAGCGGTGCGCACATACCCATGCTCTGCTATACTTTGAGGGTCGTCTCTCCATAAAATGTCGTTCGCAATACCTGCACGGCTGGATAGGTCAATACCGAGTATGCGGTTGCCAAGGCCAGTTAAGCCCAGCTCCCCGAAGGTCTCGCGCATAATATCATCTAGGGTCTCTGGCTCGTCATCATCCCCGGCGAGTGCGTTAGCTATTGCATACGATGTAGAGGCCATACCGTAACCGGGCAACCCTTTCGCACCGAGTATCGCACCCACTAACCCGAGCATGCTTACTAGCTGGCGGCGGGCTTGGCGCTTCACCTGAGGGCTCTCGCCTTTCACAGAGTCCATGCCAGCTTTAACTACGATGAATGCACTGTTCCATACGAAAGATTTGAATGTAAATGCCACCCGGCCAAAACTGTTTTGCATGAAGCGCGGGGCCGTAGCCGAAGTGCCTGAAGTGTGCGCACGCTTTACAGCCTCTATTGCATATTCAACGGCATCTGCCTCACTCATTGCAGCCACGCCACTGCTCGGGTTGCCCTTTATAGCGAGGTCATAGGCAGCGATCGCCGTAACTGCTCGGTTGTAGGTTTCCGTGTTCTGGAAGGGCTTGGATAAGAAGTCCATCGTCTTAGTCACGGGGCTGAATATCTTGCGGGTGTCCCCGTCGCTGCCCTCTAGCACTTCCCGTGCTTGGGTGTGTCTTAGCTGCGCGTTGTCCTCCATAGCTTCAAACAGGCCCTTATACTTACCAGTGCCCCATGCCTTACCCCAGTCTTTAAGGGCTAATTTGCCTGCGTTGTGCATAGCTGCTGCAGCGGTGTCAAAACCGAAGCGGGCACCGAGGTCTGGGTACACAAGGAACCCAAGGGAGGTCACGTTGATTAGTGCCGTAGAAATGTTGCCTGACATGAATAAGAAATAGCTCAATGCCGTGAGTTTCTGCGGTATGGACTCGAACGCCGGATTAAGTAGGAACTTCTTCTGGGCCATGATGTTGTCCACGGCTGCCATAAGGGTATTGTCCCCGTTTATGGATTGGTCATCCTTAGACTCTATTAACCGTACCAATCCTTGTTCTACCGCAGGGGTGTACTTCGAGTTCACGAGCTTGCGTGTCCAGCGGGTCATGAGGGTGCTGTACCCTTGCACGAGATTCTGGCTAGCCCCGCGGATATTCTCCGCCTTGTTAAACTGTTGCATGATGGACTGGGCAGGGAACATAGTCAGCCACTGCTCACGCACGATGTCCTGACTCTCCTGTGAGGCACCACTCTCTTGCAACTCTTTTAGCACGTTGCCTAATGCCCCGCTCGGTGGGGCGCCAGTGCCGGAGAACACATCCTCAATACGCTCACGCAGCTTAGGCTCTGACTTAGAGTCTTTACTGTTAAAAAACTTATCCCGCTCACGCAAGGACTCAAATGCCTGCATTTCGCGCTCACCAGTCTTAGTGTTGGTGTACTCAACGAAGAAGTCCCCATAGCGCAAGAACGGCACGTAGCCGATAAGCCCTTTCAGGTTATTGAACTCCTTTTCAATCTTAGCGCGGGTGCTGGCAGACAGCCCCTCGAGGGATTCTAGCTGCTCACGGTATTCATTTAGAGAGGCATCATAGTCTCTGCGCATAATAGAGAACGCATCTTGCACGGACTCTGGTAGTGCACGGAACTTAGTATGCAGGGGGCTGCGGGCAGTTTTATCGAGCAAGTCCACCTGCGCAATACGGGCATCTTCGGCCAACTTACCTAGGGTCTCGAAGGCTGCTTTGTGCTTCTGTTGCACTAGGCGTAGGGACTTGTAGGTATCATTCACCTTGGATAAGCGTCGCTCCATCTCGCCTAGACGGCGCTGGATAGCCTTGATAATGTCCCCGATCGCCGGGAGTTTCTTCCCGTATAGAGCATTTAAGTTGTCCATGCGCAAGAAGCCAAAGAGCGACTTGAGGGCCGAGCGCCCCTTTATGTTGGAGACTTCGTTGAGCACCTTCTCTTTTACGTCGCCAAACGTAGGGATATTCTCAACGAGGGGGCCTAGGGTGTTCTTGAAGTCCCCTTTCCCTAGGTATAACGTATCCCACATAGTGGGTTCTACCCCAGCGGACTTGTCAATCAGGTCACTCATTAACTTGAGGCCCGCATCATAGGCACTCTGCCCTTTGCGGAAACTGAGAAACTCTGCCACACGGCGTACAAGGGTCTTGAACAGACTCTCACTCTTTGGTGCCTTCAGCGTTTTGAGTAGCGCTTGGAACTCTGGGTTACTGAGGAACTCTGCGGCAAACTCCTGCAAGTTCTGGCCACCATAGGCACCGTCTATCTGTGGGAACACTGACTCGTACAGCTTGGTGAATGCCTTAGTAATGGGTAGCTCTGGGTTGTTCAGGGCTTGGGCTACCGCAGCATGCACTATCTCATGGAGGGTGGTGTGCTCATTAAGCCCGTTGGCCTCACTTAAAGTGATGGTGTTGGTCACAGGGTCGTACTGCCCGCTGGAACCTTTGCGGGTTTTGCTTACGACGATCTTAGTACGCAAATTCAGGGTGCGTAGCTTTCGCACTAGCTGGGCTACTGCGCCAGTTTTAGTCTCCGCAAGCAGGGTCAGCAGCTTGTTAATGTTGCCGGACTTAACCGCTTCCCGCATCTCAGGCGTAAAGTTCTCACCCTTGTAGATGGGGGTGCCTAGGTAGCGAGTGGGGCCTTTCTTAGCCTCTGAACGGGCATCGGCCTCGTTATTTTTCTGGGTAGCCTCAGTAACACCCTTATTAAAAGCCTCGTTCTTCTTGACGTTGGCAGCTAGTTTTCTAACCTCGTCCGAATGGGAGACTATTTCCTCTAGTGTTGTACTGTCTTGGTTTTTAATGACGTAATCAAGACGGGCACGGCCCCGCTTACGCTCTGGGGCGTAGTCGGACTCCAGTTCAAATGATACAGACTTCATTAGGGTGTTGCGGGTAACCTCGTCTACCTCCGCCGCGTACTCGAAAAACTTAGCCGGGGTGAGCTTTTCTATTTGGTCCGGGGTCTTCCTAGTAGACTTCTCCGGTTCTTTTACATCTACAGTTTCCTTAGCAGGGGCTTCCCGCTGCGCTACCTTGCTAAAAGCCTTCAAAGCAGTATCTGTAGCAACATCTTGCTTAACCTTGACTACAGGGGTTTCTTCCGTTGCTTTCTTGACCTTAGCTGCAGGTTTAGGGGCTGCTTTAGCCCCCACTTTCTTAGTGGGGGTAGCTTTCTCTTCGGCGGCTTTCGTACGCGCAGCCTCAAACTCAGGGCGTGCTTGGTACGCTTCTATTTTCTTAATAGTGTTTGGGTTCGCACCCTCCACCTTGCGCCCTTCAAGAGTGTTCCACACCTGTTCGGCTTGCTCTGGCTTTGATATATCCAACCCCGCCATAGACTCAAACCCTTTCCACGTGTGCCCAATACCTAGTTGATTGGCCAGAGCCAGCTTCGCAGGTTTGTCAGTTGCGGCAGGGACTACGGTGGCGGTGCTACTATCATAGGCTGGGGTGGGTGTAGGAGCTGTGGCGCCACGCGCTTTATTTTGGGCACGGGTGACTACCTTGGGTTCTGGTACCAAAGGCATCCCCCCAAAAATGTCCCCCTGTCCAGCTTGGGCGGCCTCGGAGCCAACCACGCCTTCCGCTACATAAGGAGGAGTACTTAGGTCGAGCTCCCCCTGCACAGGCTTCCTACGAGCCGCTTTTTTCTGTTTCGTAGCCTCTACCCTAGCAAGTCTTGCGGCAACATTCGCCGCAGCGATCTCAGACTTCTCTCGGGCTTTTACTTCTGCAGAGGGCTGCCCGTTGCCACCAATTAACTCGAAAGGGCTTTTGGGTTTCTGTGCTGCGCGTATCGCCCGGCGCTCATTAGCTAATAGGTTGGCTTGGTCTTTCGGATATACTACATACCCGGTATCACGGGCTTCGTTAGCCGCTTGCTGCTTTATCTCGTCCATGGTGGCACGGTCAGGCTGGCTGACCCGTGCGGGGTCTACACTACTGAACTTATCTAGTGGCTCGCGGCCTGCTCCCCACGTCTTAGACGCAGCGGCTTTCTCCAACTGCTGGGCACGCTGCAGCGCGTAGCTGTCAGATACGGTGCTCGGGTCAGCATCCTGCTCCATCTCAGTACCAAACATATTACTGAAGATAGCAGCCATTGTTTTCTTGTCGTCAGGGGTCAGGCTAGCGAGGTTCTCGGCCTTTATTAGGGGCACCTGCTTACCGTCTGGGCCCTTCAGCTTAGTATCCTTGCCGTAGCGGAACGCAGCTTCACGGCGCCCAAAACTAGGGTCGCCTTCTTCAATGCCTTCTAGGCCGAACTGCCCATTGCTATCAACGAGGACTTGCTCTTTCTGGGCCTGCTCCTGCTCGAGTGCACTGGCATTCTCAGCCTTCAACGCTGCCTCTGCTTCAGTGGCTTTACGCTCCCTACGTGCAGACAAGCCATCGCCTACCCCGCCGGCAACACCGAACCCACCACCGGCAATGGCGCCGCGGGTCATGGACTCAAATATACGGTCCCACTCTTTAGCACCAAACACTTCAGGGTTATCATTTATAAATCGCTCGGCCGCGATGCTAATGCCTTCCTGCATGCCTTCAGTAACGCCCTCAGTAGCAAGCCCTTTGGTCACGTTTGCTACTATGGAGTTCACAAGGGGGCGCTTCATGCCCGCACGGGTAAGCAGCTTTTCAATGATGCCCGTTTTTACAGGGCCAGTGATCTTACTTGCCAACGCAGCAGGTAGGATGGAATCTAGCGCAGCGGAAGCAATACCAAACGTAGCCGCCGCCGCAGGGGCAAACTCACCAGTTTCTTGGTATATGTTCTGGAATATTTCAGGCGCATTGAGAGCGTAGGAGCCCACGCCGGCACCAGCCATTTGGCCTGTTGTAGCAGCCTTAGCACCCGCTTTGGCTACGTACTGCGCAGTCGCTTTCGCTGCGAAGGTCTTGGCAGCCGCTTCAGAGAGCCCGCGCTTTACAACTTCCGCAGCAATCTTCTTCTCCGCCGCGGCGATCGCCATACGGGAAGCCACGCCCCCGGCACCCACTGCAGGTATAAGGCTAGGGAGCAAGTTCGCTATCTGCTCACCCATTGTCTCGGTGAGATAGCCAATACCACTACGGGCACCGTCTACATCTTTGCGGCTGTTGTACATCGCAGGGTTAGAGCGTTGTAAGGCTTCTTCTTTGGCAGCAGCCTCTTCCATCTGGCCAGTGGCATACTCATTGGCACCCACTGCACTACCAAGCATAGCAGGTATAACATCAGTGACGGTGGAACCCAAACGAGAAAACCCACGGCTCACGCCACGGGTAAAGGTCTCACCTAGGGTATAGTCGGGGGTGACCCCCTCTAGCCAGTCACCAGAGGGTTGTTGCGGACCACGTAGCCTAGCAGCTAACTGTGCTAGTTTCGCTGCAGCTTCCATGTCTCCCGCTTGGTCAGCATTACGTAGGGCTTCTAGTACCCGTCTTGGGTCACTCATGTAAAACTCCTACGTATTAAAGGAACGAGTCTATATAGCTGTCTTCTTCGGCACTGTATGGGCTACCTTCGGAACTAGATCGCCCATAGGCATTTGCCACCTCAGTAGCACGCTGCTTTAAGAAAGCCATCCGTGCGGCGGCCACTTTCTTATCTATCAAGGCCACGTTGTCTGGGTTCTCCAACGCCCTCTTACCGCCCCGCTTAACCATCTCCTCTTCTAGTTTTTGGCGTAGTAGGAGCTCCTCGTTTTCGGACCACTTCTGCACTATATCGTCTATCTCACCCGGCTTCAGGCGGAGGTCACCAGTGCGTTCTAGTTCCGCTATGGCCATACGGGTCTGTTCCGTGGCTAGGTCCGCATCGTAGGTTAAGGCCATCTGCTCACGGGCCACAGTGTTTCGGTCCGCAGATATATCCAGCTCGCGGTTAGCACGAATATCGGCCTTTTCTAACTGGGCATCCTCTCGCGCCATGGCTTGGTTGCGCTCATTGTTGCGCTGTACGCCTACACCACCGCCGGTCATAGTAGCGCCGAAGTTAGTACCCCCGCTGGCGCCGGCCCCTAGCAGGAATGAAATCAGCTTATCCATATCCATACCGGGCTTGGCTTCTGGTGCTGGTGCTGCTACAGGCTTGGCTTGGTTTTGCAACCACTGGCCCGGTGTGGGTTTTGCTGGTTGTAGTGCAGCGATGCCTTCTCTTGGTAGCGGGTTGGGCTGTGGCTGCATGTTAGGTACGCCGGGTACAGTAGGTGCTGGGGCTAGGTCACGTATCCCACCGCCTAAATCTTCTGGTTTAGTGCCCGGAGTGAAGTAAGGGTTTAGTTTGTCTAAACCCTGTGCGGGCGTAAGGGGTATCTCCTCAGGGGAAAGCACCTGCATGCCACCAAGGCCCAAGAACCGACCTGCTGAACCTAGGGCACTAGCTATTTTTTCTCGACGGCTTGGCCCATCTCTATACGCAGCGAGGGCTTCATTCTCAGCGGGGGCCCCACCTTCTCGCTCAGCAACTACACGCTCTACTAGTGCCGCTAGCTCTTCTTCCCTTGTAGTGGGCTTATCTGCATCTCGTGCTTCTTGTAAGGCTTTAGCAGTGCGCATGCGAGGACTACCACCGTCAGCAAAAGTAACGATGCCCCCTGAGGCCATATTTGGCGTAGAGGTGCCCCCAGCCAGATCATCTAGGAAGTTATTCATATCCAGCAGAGCATTAACTTTACTGCTGTTGTTGTCAGCGCCCCCGTCAATTACTTGTTGCGCAGTGGAGTACTCCTCTTCCGATAGCACCCTTTGCTTTTTAAGTCGGGCTAACTTATTAGCGAGCACCTGAGACAACAGACCGACTTCCTCATAGGCGGGGGGTTTCCCGAACATTGCCCCCGCAGCCTTCTTCGCGGTGCTCAATACTCCATCGAAAATACCTCCAGAAGCTAGCCCCTCATCACCCCCGTCAGCAAAAGTAACGATGCCCCCTGAGGCCATACCCTGCATATTCGCAGCAGGGAGAGTAGCAATACCGCCACCGCCGGCTTGTTGGGGCTGTGGCTGTGTGCGTGCCGCAGCCATGCGCTGGCCCATGATACCTAAGCCGGGAGCCACTTGTTGGGTAACCTCCGCCTTGGTCATGTCGAAAACTTCCTGCTCGCGCTGGTCCTTTATGGAAGTAGGTTGGGGCTGCATCTGTAGCTGCATATCCCGCATCGCCGCTTCTTTGTCCGACTTCATCTTCTGCAATGCCAGCAGGTCCAGCAAGTCTTGGCTCTGGGTGTAGCGCTGCATTAGCGCCTGTGGGTTCTGTGCGTATGTTGCCGCGCGGTCCCCTACTAACGAGTCGATGCCGGGCATTATGGTGTACCTCCAAAAATCTTACTTAGCCAGTCTGTCCCACCCGGAATGGTATTGAGCACACTCAAGATACCACCCGCCCCACCTAGGAGCTGGTTAAACCCCGTAGGCTCCGCGTAACTATAACTCTGGGCCTCTAGTGGCAGCCCCTGCAACAAAGACTGTTGGAACTGCACCTGCTTGTAGGGGTAGTCCCGCTCTTCGTTAAACTGGTTCATATCAGCGGCAATACCCTCGCTCTCGATACCACGCTGGGCATTACCCATGTTCATCTGCTGCTGCAGCGCGGCTAGGCCATACTGGTTATTCTGCTGGCTAGCATCTAACCCCAAGGCTTGCTCGGTATTAAACTGCCCTGCTCCCGCATTATAGGCTGTGTCATACCCTTTGCCAGTAATATCCGCCACGTTACGTAGCATATTACGCTGGTTCTCAGAGTCCATAAGAGCTTGTCTGGAGCCCCCGAACGCACCTGCTTGGGTGAGCCTACTATTGTTCTGCAGACGAGTGAGCTCCGCTTGGCGCTGGGCTTCTGCTATTTGCGGGTTCAACGACTCCTGCAAGTAGGGGTTCATGTACTTGTCGGCTACACCGGGGTCTGTGAAAGACTGCTGCGTAAACCCACCCATATCAGTAGGCACGGCCAGCCCAGCAATGCCAGAGAACGCTTGGTTCTGTAGGCCAGAAGCCCCCGCGGTAAGCGGGCCCATGTAGGCTTGGTAAGGCTGGTTTGACAGCGCCCGCCCTTTGCCCAGCATGTCGGTAACGTATGGCCCCGCCCAGTTAGATAAAGAGGACTCTCGCCCTGTTGCTAACCCAGCCATTGGGTCTACGTACGCGGGAGTAGTAACTCCTGAAGATTCTGACATACCTACCTCGCCTGCGTAAACGCATCGGGGTCAATTTTGCGACCCTGTTCTTTGTTGCCAGTACGCGCCGTGCGTATCCGGTCCATCATTTTATACAAGGACTCTGCCCCTGCTTCGGAATTACCGTTGCCTAGATGGCTTACTACATCTGCAGGGATAACAAACTCCCCATGGGATAGCGCAGCTTCCTGCTCGCCTTCAATACTCGAGGGAATCTTATCCGCCATCCCGTCCGTGGGTCCCCCTAAATACCTACCCGCAGCAGGCAGTGAGGCAATGCCCCCCTTAGCGAACCCTTGCAGGTAGTTGTACGCATTATGAGGCATGCTAGCCTGTAGGATGCTTTTAACGTCCGCGGCGGTTACATTAGGGTCCCCGTACATCTCGGCTAGCTGAGTAGGGCTTATGCCATACCGCTGCGCATACTCTAACAGGGTGCCTTGTTCTCCTACGGTAATTTCCCCCGCATCTTGGGGAGCCCCAAAAGAATCCGCCCCAGCTGCCACGGGTTGTTTCATATAATTTATGAGGTTCTGGATGTCCTCTAGGTAATTAGCCCCTAAGTCCACGGCCCCTTTTTGCGAGGTATAAAACTCCACCCCATTTCCTTGTTGGGTTATGGGGGTTTGTCCAACGTAACTAGGCTGGTACCCTTGAGAATACGGTAGCTCGTACTGAGACCACCCCGCCGGTAACTGCGCAGGCCCTATCTTAGGTACCACTGGTGCTATGGGCGTTGGCGTAACAGGCGTCACGACCCCAGCACCAGCACCAGACAGTGCCCCTGATAATGCCGCTGTTAGCTGAGCTTGCCACGCTTGGTCGTCTTGCTGGCGTTGTAGTGCTGCAGCGTTATCTAAGGCAAGCTGCTCTGCAGTCTTACCCATAAACGGGGTGTTCTGGTCTTGTGTAAATGTAGTGTCAGTAAAATACCGGCGCCCCGCCTCCCCCGGTCTACGGGCTAGGGTTTCTCCTGTAGGAGTCTGGTTAGTACGTGTGAACGCATCTGGCACTACGGAGCGATTTGCCAAGTAGTTGGGGATACCCCCTTGGTACCCTACGGGTTTTTGGTCGTTACCAAAGCCGAAAAAGTCTGCTATACCGCTCATCAGTACCTACCTCCGTGGAGTATTCTATCCACTATGTCAACTATATTACCACTAGGCACTGCGCCACCACCATAGAAGCCTTTTGGCTCCTTTTTTAGCTTTGGGCGTCCACTTAGTAGGCGTTCTATGTTCTCCTCCATGGATAAGGCGGGGTCGAAGAAAGCATTTATATCCGCAAGGCCCATTTGGTCCGTCGCCCCCATGCGAACCCCTCCCGTACTAGGGAACCCGCTAGTGCCACCTGCCGCTCCCGGACCAAAAGGCGTCGGTGATACTGGCACTTCGTCCACAGGTGTAACGGGTGTAATAGGCACATCGGGGGTACCCGCAGTCTCCCACGGTGGGGCTTCTGTGGGGGTGTCCTCATTTGGGTGGCCCCACAGAAAGGGGTTACCTAAGTCGATTGTATCCGGGCCAGTGCTCGTTACAACCGGTGTGTCGTTATTTACAACCGGTGTGTCATTATTTACAACCGGTGTGTCATTATTTATAACTGGTGTATCGTTATTTACAACTGGGCCCTGTGGGACTTGGTTCGTAGCTCCGGCAGGCACCTCGTCAATATTTATAGTGTCTGGGTTTCCGCCAGATACATCAATCCCTAGCTGAGACTTAGCAACTGCGTCTTCAATGACGTTCTTTAACTCCCCAGAGCCCTCTACTACTACTTTAGCAGCATCGTTTGAAATTCCGGTGGTGTCTGATATTACGCCAGCTATTACGTCAGGTAAGCTAGAGGTGGCCACCCCGTCGCCTTTAATCTTGCCTAAGATTCCCGCAATAATCTCGTCCACTGCAGCGCTCCCGGAGGTCACACCCCCTATAGTCTGCGTACCGGGTACAGTACCTACTGGGATAAAGGGTTGGGTGGGGCCAAAGATCGAGGGGTCATATGACCACACTGAGGATACACCCCCTGTAGCAGGGTTAAGCACTACCGCGCCGGGGGCCTTCTTAAACCAATCTATAACTTGCTCCAGCAAACTCCCTGTGGAGTCTCCCCCTGTAGCTGCTGGTGTGGGTGCCGGTGTGGGTGCCGGTGTAGGGGCGGGCACCGTAGTGGGTGTTGGCACCGGCTGGTTTATCATGTCGTAGTAGTCAGCAATGGCCGCGTCCCGATCGTAACCCCAGATACCCATGAGCTGAGTAATCACATCTTCTTCAGTCGCGTACTCTCCGGGCACGTGGTTAGGGTTTGCGTTTCCTAGGTCAAAGTTGGGCTGCCCTGCACCTACCCCTGTGTAGGAGGGGGAGTTGGTTTCAGAGGACGCGCTGCCACTTCCTGCTCCGGGGAGTAAGTCTGCATAGGTAATGCCAGAAGGTAGACCACCACCAACTCCGCCTAGCCTCCCGCCCAACCATATAGAATCACTATCCAGTACATAGCTACCTTTGGTGCCGTCAAATTTCTTAATAGTCATAGGATTACCACTGTTCTGCCCACTTAAGCACCGCTGTCACGGTTGCGTTGGTTCCCGTTAGGCGTCTAACGCATAGCGTGACAGGCTGTGTGCTTGCCACATAAAGGGTGCTAGACAGACTGGCTAATCCAGAGCGGTTGCCCCCGGAGCCGCCAGTTCCTACAAGACCGCCATCAATTAACTGCCCACCAGTAATAGCCGTTGCCGGAACTCTGACACCAATACCCCACTGACATTCACTACCGGGCATATAACGCCCACGTTCCGCCGAGTCAAGCCTTGCTGTGGATGCCGTAGTTGTTCCGCTCTTTACAAGGTATTCAGTCCCATCGTTAGTGACTGCGCCTGTATTTGTAACGGCGGTGATGTCTCTTAGCGCTGCTACGCCGTAGTTGGCCTGTAGCTCAAGAATAGTAGTCTTGGCCGAGGTCTTTAGCTCACCGAACATGGTCTGGTAACTGGGGTCCAGTTTGGTATCTTTTAGAGGTATAGTTGATATGCCACTCATGTTATGTCCGCCCCATACAGGGTAAAGGTCAATGCACTGGCCACGCTGGATTGCACCGCCACATTCCCAGTGCTGGTAAAGCCTGCAAGTAAGCTGGTAATAGACACAGTCTCCTTGGGTTGGGTCACCACCTGATAAAAAAGAGCCGTGGTCTGGTCGTAAGTTGTGGCATCCTCGTCGTGAAATACACTGAATGAGGCAACTGCCGCGGAAGTATTGCATATAAACAACGACTTCCCTACCCACGTAGTCGCCGCAGCAGGGGAGTACAGTACCTCGGCCGAGGTGGTAGTGGGTCTAAGCTGACCCAACTGCTTCTCTTGTATAGTACTCACGTCATCACCAGTGTGTATCGGCGGTTAAAGTTTATGTCATTCTCCATCACCAAGCTCTCGGTCTGCAGGGCTCCCACAGAGGCCACAAGCTGGTTGAAGAACAGGCGTAGCACGTTGTTATGCCTAGCATAGGGAGCATACATATACTCCCGAGGTGGCTCAGGTAACGCAGGGGCTGCTAAACGCTGAAAGGTATGGCTCATTACCGTCTCCCATCAGGGCGCAGGTCTATCCGCGGGGCGCCTAGTTGCCAATTAACACCGAGCTCACTGGAGGAGACTTTCATCGCCATCTGCCGGCCACGCACCCGCACAAAAACTTCCCCTGTGAACTCCTCTATAGGGAGTGCCGCAGTAAGGGTGACATCCCCGCTGTTAACCCCTCCAGTGGAAGTAGGGGATGTATACCCCGACCCAGAGTTTTTAAGGGGGTACAACGTCATGAGGGCAGTAGGGGCGGTAGACTCTGACCCGGTAAAGCTCATGTCCGGTAGCACGCGCCAGATAAAGGCAAACTGATGCCCGTCGTCCAAATCAAACTCAGAAGACAATATGTAGGCCGATATAGGCAGTGTAGTGCTGGTCTCTTTGTCGTCGTTCCCAACCTCATGGTATATAAGGTTGTAGTTGTACCCCGCCGCTATAGGGTTAGAGCGCAGGCTAGTGTCCAGCCACGCCGTGCGGGCCATGCTGCCGTAGTACCACAGGTTCTCTAGGTAGTGGTACACCACGTAGCTGTCTATGGTGCGGGAGTCCGCGGAGCAGTAGAACCACCATATTTCGTGGTAGCCCTCGTTGGTCCCAGCGATGATTTGCGCATACTGCTGCTTGTTCATGTCTCCGAATACGTGTTTACGCAGGTCACAGGGCAGTGGGGCTACGGTACCATCATATTTGTAGAACTTATCCTTCCCCATCCAAAAGGCAGTGCCTGCAACATACGCGACCGCATTTTGGCTTGCAATTGAGGTATTGTCTCCAAGTAGCTGCGCACCCCACCCCTCTGGGGCTCCCAAGTATTGCAGGGAGTATAGGGCAGCATCAGTCCATACAAGCACTTCCTGCCTAGCTTGTGCGGAGGTTACAATTTCAGACCCGCGGGAGAGGCGTAAATCCCCCGCTTGGTTTAGTGGGTCTGGGGTCCACATGGCGATGTTTTCTTGGTCTGCCCATCGTATGAGCATCGGGTCAAGGACAGTGGAGCCCAGTGGGGTACACCCCATAGCAAAAGTAAACCTGCTTATGTCTGATACGGCCACAGTAAGCACTTTGGTAGGGACATCAGAGGCACCCGCCAGCGCAGAGACAAGTATGCCTCTCGTACTGACTGTATTAGTAGCATCCCAGTAGTAGAGCGCCCCACCCCGGTGGTTAAACACGAGGTCCTCCCCGAAGTTAGCTTGGCTCCACAGGCGTATAGTACTTGCTGCCCCACCGCCAAACCCCCACACACCAGAGCCGAAGCGCCCTGCACCCCAGCCAAGTCCCGGTACAGTAAACGCATACCCTACGTTGATCTGGTACGCTGCGGAGACTGAACCCCCGCCGGTTGCTGTTGAGGTTGCTGCACTGGCTGCTTCTATAGTGTAGGTATCCACAGTCAGGACAATAAGCGAGTATTCCCCGGCAATAGTAAGCCCCCCAACGGCCGAGGCCCCGCTGAAAGTAACGTAGTCCCCAGTAAAGCACCCATGGGCTACGTCAGTAACAGTGACTACTGTGTTCGTGTCAGTGGTATCAAAAGGGTTTGTGAGCGCCGCAGTACGGCGGAGGGGGGTGATGTCATAGTACGCACCCCCACGCTCTAGGTAGTACTTGAGGTTGGTGCCCACACTTACGAGGTTCTGATTAGCCAGAGTCACCCAGTTCCAGAGTGAGCGGCATACCCCCAAATAGGTATCCGCTGAGATACGCTCCCACCCCCCGATCTTCTCAGGGCTGCCTTGGCGGAAGCGAATCTTGTCAGACTCATACCAACCACCTTCAGTGGTGTACCGGGTGTTCTCCCGGTTGACGCCGGGGCGTAGCTCTAGCTTCTTTAAGGGCATTACTCACCGCCGGGTTGCATTAGGGCCGCTTCTGCTTCACGGCGTCGGACTAGTCCGGGGAGTATCTTACCCCCGCTTCTTCGCCACTTACGCAGCTCAAGAATGGCTTCGTCCCAGTTAGATTCCTCTACTCTCTTTCTTAGCGTGCTTGCTCGATACCGAGAAACACCTAGATTATACGCGAAATCATTCAATGCACCCAAGGCTTTGGGGTTGGTAAATAGGTTTGGGGAGGCCCGTAAGACCCCCGCCAAGTAATCGTTGAGCAGTGTGTACTTGAGCCAGCTTAGCGCCGTCGGCTCATCTATCGCAGGGTCGTGCTCTGTGACCCTCTTACCATCAGGTTTATACACTGTACCATACCCAATAGTCCAGTACCCCGCAGGGCATAAGTATGGCTTAGCCCGGAACCCCTCGAAGTGTTTGCACAGTTGGGTGGCTATTTGCAGGGCTTCACTTAGAGGTGCGCTCATACACCCGCCCCCTATTGTATTTTCCGATTATCCCGATCAATTGATCTACCGACAAACCAAAAGCTCAGTATCATGTTAAGCACAGCCATGTCATCTATGCCCCACAGGGTGGTCATCACAATCTTCCAATCCCCGTTCTGCTGTAGGGCGATCAGGAACGCTGCCAGTTTGACCATAGCGTAGAGTCCGACAAACAGATAGGTGACCAGTGGGCGCACCAGTGCCGAGATACCTGCTACGAATTTACCCGCAGCCTTCGCTGTGCTGGACTGCTCTTTGAAGGCATTACCGATGGCATCAAGCTCTGCTACAGTCATCGCAGCTTCAGTCTGGCGCATGGCGATCTCACCGCGCAC